CTTGTCGACGTTGTCGGCAGCCTTGCCGTACTTCCGCTTGAAATACCCGATCGGTTTGTACGTCCGGTATAGCACCGCGCTGGACTCCTGAATGTCCCAACCGGGCTGGATCGGTAGCACCGTGTCCATCCCGCACGGGGTGACGAACAGGTCCCCCGGCATGGCCGCGTCGATCTTCCAGTAGCCCACGCTCAGCAGCGCGTGGTCGACAGCTCTCACCAGCGCCAGATCCAGGTCCTTCCGGGACCACTCGTGGTAGATGATCTTCTGGGCAATCTTCGCCTGCTTCTGGTAGTCTTCCAGGTCGCAACGGATTTCGATTGCCGGCCGGATGTCGGTCAATAGGCTCAACCGCTCAACCCGCATCTCCGCCAGCCGGTTGTCGGCAAACCTCGATCGGTAGCGCGGCAGCGGACGGTTCCACTGCTTGCCTTCGATCATGTCCAGGTAAGTGCGCAGCCGCGCCCATTCCGGATTCCGCCGGACCGTGGCAACCGCTTCCTCCCGCGCCGAGTCTCGCCAGCTCAGCAGGCTCTGCCTGTATCCCGCTGGCTCGGAGCGAGTATCGGTCTTGGAGTTGAGTTGAGCCGGAGCATCCGGTGCCCCCGGCATTTGGCTCAGCTCCTTCGGCCGCTCCATCATCCACGCTGAGGTTGCCATGGTTTACTCCTTTACCTGCACCCGTGGCAGGACGAACATTGTCGACACGCCGGTTTATCCTTTGGGAATTGCCGCAACGGAAAGATCATCTTCTCCTGCTTCACCGCTTTCGGCTTTTCGTATCTCCCCATATCGTCCTCACTTTCCGGCTTGAGCCACGAGCCAGCACATCGCCGCCCATTGCAATCCGGCCAACCAAGCCACCAGCAGAACATTCAAGGGGAGAGCCAGGAACGCAGGAACTGACTCTCCCCAGCCCGGATCCGGTCGCAGTGCCAGCACCAGAGTCAATGCAGCCCAGTGGCTCAGGCAGTAGCCACAGGCCGCCAGCTTTCCCGCTATTGGGTGGGCTCGGGTGGCCACTCGACGGAATCCAGAAAACAGTTCGGTTTCGCTGACGGTGAAACTCACCGCCGCCGTCACCGCCGAAATCATCCAAATCTCACGCACCGGTACCCCTCGTACTGCAGCCCCGGCGACAATGGGATATGGGCCGCAACATGAACTTTCTGGTCCACATTTCACTCCCCCACGCTGACGGCGCTCGCCGTGGCACCCGCCCTGCCAGCCACTACCGACACTGATCCAGCCGGCGCACTCGTTTCCTGCATCTGGCCAGCCGGAGCCTGTGGAGCCAAAGTGCCAACCTCCGGCGCGGCCGTGTTCTGCGTCCCCATCTTCTCCAGTACCTGCTCTCGTGTTGCGTTATGCTGTTCCATGTACTTTTCCTCACATCGTCCGCCCGGCGGACGGTTACACCCAGCACCCTGGAAGACCTTGACTTCTAAGGCTTTTACCGTCTTCTGAGATGTCGGCGTTAACGGGTAGGTCCATGGGGTCGGTCAACTGTTCATCCCGTATGAACTCCCGTTGCTCTTGCCGATTGGTGATCAGCACCCGCTCCGGATGCCCGCTCTTCGAGCTCCGTACCCGCCACTGGTAGTGCCCGTCTCCGGCCTGGTTCAGGTTCTCCTTGCCAGGATCGTTGTAGGCGTTCAGTGGCTTGTCGAACACGATCCCGAACCGGGAGATCATCCGGCGCATCGGCGCCCCACAGCACTCCGGGTCCGGGCTGGTCGACAGCTTGGCGTACCACTCCACGATGCGGCCACAAGCCGAACACCTATCCTCGAACAGCGGCATTTCGTGCCACCTCCGTGTGCCCGCGGACCCACGCCGCGATGTCCTCTCCGAACACGGCACCGCCAGCCGAGACCGTGTTGCGCACGCTTTCGTAGTCCGACCGGCTGAAATTCACAGGAGGCGGCTCGGGCGGGACCACGTTATCCCACAGCCAGTTCTCTTTGATGACCGTGGCGACCACCTCTTGCAGGATCTGGTCCATGGGGCAGCCGCGCACCGCGGCGATTTCGCGCAGCCGCGGCTCCCACACCGGGTCGATGGCCACCGGCTGCAGGAAGTGATCTCCGAAGCGGCCGGCGGTGGACTCCACTTTGGAGACAATCGCTTCCGAGTCGACGCTCTGGATGGCCTTCTTGATTCGGCGGACGGATTCAGCCGGAAGCATCAGCCCTCCAGCAACCAAGTCTTTCGCAAGACTCAGGCATATCCGGCCGACTTTGATTGGTGACGGGGCATCGCCGGGGATGGCCGAGCAGAGAGTCCGCACGTCCTCCTCCTCCAGCGAAAGTTCAATGGCGAGGGTGATTGTCTTTGGCATTAGAATTCCGTATGCGGGGTGTCCGCCGCAACCATGTCTTTCACCGGAGCCATGCGGCGAAACTCCTCCGGATCGAACCCCTGCACTGGGAGTTCATTCTTGTGTCCACTCAACATGATAGAGCGACAGTTGGGGCAGCGCTCGACCTGCTTGGGATTGTCTGCACCGAATTGGCGATCGCACTTCAAACACTTCATCTGCCACGGCTTCCAGGGAGTCAGCCCGCTGTCGACCGGCAGCACCAGGGGAGCATTCCAGTCCCGGATGTCGAGGTCGTGAGCGCAGTACAAAGCCAACATTCCCGCAATCACGACGTCGTCGTTTTCGCCCGCCGCGGCGCCGGCCTTCTTGCTTCCGGCTTCCTCCCGATGGAAGTACTTCATCTCGTGGGCAAAGACGGGATCCTGAACCACCCAAGCGTGCTGCTGCAACCAACCGATGGCCGTGTCGATCAGCCACTGCTTGGAATTCACCCGGGTGACGAAGTGCCAGCGAGAACTGAAGATCTTCTCGGCATCGGGGTGCTTCCATCGGAAGATGTTCGGATACTGATGGAAAATGCGCAGCCGGTCCCCAGTGGTGGGGATGTTGTACTCGACCGCGGCGAGCGCGGTGTTGTACCAGCGACCCAGGAGATTGCAGACGTCAGCCAGGAACCACGGAGCTATGGTGTTGGACCGATAAGTGGCAACGTGCGTGTCCTGCAGCCCAATCCGATTGATCCAAACCACCGAGTAATCCGCCTCGATTCCTTCGGCGACGTCCACCCCCATGCAGTACTTGGCGCCAGCCTGCGGAAGCTCCCAAATGCGCAGCGGCTGCTCGAGCGCTTGCTCGTGGTTCTCCAGGCAGTCCGCCTGGTAGCACGCTTTGGTCTTGCGGTCCTTGATAGCGTGCAATCTCCCGGCGGAGTCCAGGTTCCCGACGGCCATCGGATGATCTCTGACACATTCGTTCACCCAGGCCACGGCGGCGGCCGGGAAAACTTCATAGCCGAAGAGCTGGAAGGCGTCTTGTGGTGTGGCGGCCACCTCCTGCCGGAATTGCTTGACCGAATCCCCGCCTTCCTTCTCAGCGTTTATCCGCTCCTGCCAATACCAGCGGAGTTGCTCATCAGATAGCACGTACGGCCGGAGCTTGCCTGCGCTGCACTCGGTGCAATCGTTCCCTCCGAAGGACTCATCCCGGTACATCATCTGCCGCATGAACCCGCAATGCGAACAGGAAACCCACTCTTCCTGTATCCGCTTACGGTGCGCTAGTTCATCCGGAGATGGTTTCCAGTGCGATTCCACCGGACGGATTCGCTCTTTCTCAAAGAACCAACCCAGGAAGGTCGGTTTCCAGAAAGCCAAGTCCATGAGCTCGTAGTTGGCTTCCCACAGCTTCTCGGTGTACGTCCCGGCACCCTTGCCTGTCGTCTCGATCACGGCCATGGTGTCAGGGTTATTGGCGAGGGCCCACTTCAAATCTCCGGCGATTATCTCTCTGGCCCGGACCTGGTCCCAGTCACTAATCTCACTTAAGTGGGCATCGGAAATAGAGTATCCTTGACCAACACCGTGGTAAGACGAAGCAGTATTTACGATTATCTTACTATTGAGCCCTGGATTTGCTTCGCGCTGCTCCTTGTCCGGGTTGTCGAAGATCAATCCATCGTCTTAGGTGGACAGGTACAGCATCGGCCGTAGCCACCACGGCAGCATGTCCCAGATCCGGCGTACCTTGGCGAATAACTCCTCTGAGTGCGGGGTGCTGTAACTGACGATCAGCGCCGTGCGATTTGGCTTGAACATACAGTTGTAGGCGATCAGCGCATCGATCAGAGTAGAACATCCTAGGCGCCTAGCCTTAAGGATATACAGCCTTTGCGGCCGGCCCAGGTTGCGAAGCCTCTCGAGCTCTGCGTAGATCAGCTCCTGCGCTTCCCACAGCCGGAAGGGGACGTCCATCTGATGCTCGTCGACGATCCAGAAGTAGTTCCGCGCCGTAAACGGAAAGCTCGAGTGGCACTTCTTGATTTCG